AAAATCTTATTTTTTACGGCCCAGCTGGAACAGGTAAAACTACACTTGCTAAACTTATTGTACGTAATCTTGATTGTGATTATCTTTACATTAATGCAAGTGATGAAAGAGGTATCGAAACTATTAGGGACAAAGTATCAGGGTTTGCTTCAACAGCTTCATTCAAGCCACTCAAAGTAGTTATTTTAGATGAGGCTGATTTTTTAACAATTCAAGCTCAAGCTTCACTTCGAAATGTAATTGAAACATTCTCACGCACTACACGTTTTATTATGACGTGTAATTATGTTGAGCGTATTATTGATCCACTTCAATCACGTTGTCAAGTACTTAAAATTGTACCTCCTAGTAAAAAAGAAGTAGCAATACATCTTGCTAAGATTATGGCTCATGAAGCTATTTCTTATGATGTAGAAGACATTAAAGTTATTGTAAACCAATATTACCCAGATTTACGTAAGTGTCTTAATACTATTCAATTATCAACTCAAGACCAAAAACTAGTAATAGATAAATCAGTACTTGTATCATCTAACTACATGACTCAAGTACTTAAAGAATTATCTAAGGCAAAACCAAATTGGAGAGAAATTAGACAAATTATTGCAAATGCTAACGTTCAAGATTTTGAGGAGCTTTATCGTTATCTCTATGATAATGCTTCTATATACGCAGATGGAAGAGAAGGAATGGTTGCTATTTACATCAACGAGTATAGTTATCAGTCTAACTTTAGGATTGACAAAGAAATTAATGCAATGGCTCTTATTGCAAAATTAATTGAATTAAAATGAAACAATTCCTAAAATTCCTATTAATTTGGATTAGCCAAAACTTAGCTATACCTTTCTGGATGGTTGGACACGTTCATTTAAGTTTAAATGCTTATGAAGACTTACACGAAATAATCGCTAGTGTAGGTATGAATATTTTAGTAGCGATTGGATTTTATTTAGATTATAAACAAAATAAATTATGAATCAACAACAACAACCTCAACTCAACATTGATTTGAAAAACACTCAAAAGTAGAAACACCTGATGGTAATTATGTAGTAGCTGAAGGACTTATTCTTCGTAAAGCATCTAAATTTGCTTTAGGCACTTCTGAAGATGCTCTTATCCCAATCCCAGTATTTTATGATGTAAAAACTGGTAAGATTTTAAAGGATACTTTGCCTAAGGAATTGGTAGATGAGTACGATACAATCGAAGAATAAGGAAATAACAAATATTTGGGGGTGGTTAAATGAAATTACCCTCTATAAAACATCTCCTGAAAAAATTTCGGAAGAATCGTGGAATAACTTTAATTCTTACATGATACATAGATACGTATCGATGGATATGAATTACATTGATATTGTAAATTATGTTCAAAAGATAAACCCACAAAGTAAGAAACAAATTTATTCCATCTACCGAGAAATGATCCCAAAGAAGAAAACCTACCTAAAGTACGTTAAAAACGAAAACAAAAGAGATTATAAAGAATTAGCTGAATATGTAGCCGAATACTTAGAATGTAGTTTAGGTGAAGCTGATGAATATATTGACATTTTACAAGATGTAGGTGTTAGAAGTATTCTTTGGAAAATGGGAGTAAATGAAGACGAAACAGAAAAATTAATTAAAAAAGCCAAGTTATGAGTCGATTAGTAGATATGTTAAAACGCTCAGCAGAAGCTGATAAAGCCAAAGCATTGCTAACCTTAGAATTACTAGAAAAACACCCAGCAGGTATTGGAGACCATTCAACAGAAGATTTTTATAAAAATGCTGAAGAAGCAGTTTCTATGTTAGCTGATGCTGATGATAGATTAGAGGCAATTGAAAAGTATTTAATTACAAAACAAGTTATCTAAATGGATTTTAATTTATTGGTTACAAATATAGCAGCACTTTTTATTGTGCTTTTAATGGTTGCTCCTCTTGTTTTACTTACTATTTTAGTAATTAGAACTTCTAAAAAACCACCTACAATTAATAAAGAACGTATTGATGCTTTAGAGCAAAATGATAATATTATTGTAGAAGATATTAATGCTGCCTTAACTGAATTGGTTAATCGTATTACTGATTTAGAAGAAAAAATTGAAAGAGACGAACAAACCGTAAAAGGGTTTGGAGGTAAAAAATAAAGTTATGAGTGAAGATACAATTAAATATGGACTTAGTGCTACCGAAATCCTTAAAAGTGAATATCCTCATATTTACTCTGGTTATATGGCTATCGTGGAAGAGCAGTTGGAGCTTTTTAGTAAAAAACATCTTGATTACGGCATGTCTAACATCAGCGCTGGTACTTTATTGGCTACTGAAGAAGAAAGGGCTTTCGCTCTTACAGGACTTTGGTACCGTATAAGTGATAAAATTAGTAGATGGAAAAATCTATTAATTAATAATAGACAAATTAATAACGAACCACTAACTGATACTTATCAGGATATCGTAAACTATGGTATTATTGCTCAATTAGTTGAGCGTGGTTTATGGAAAAAATAAGTTTTGGCTAAAAAGAAAGCACCCCAAATTGTAAGGGAAATACAAAATAATAAACCTCAAGAGGTTAATTTTGCTTACGAAAAGAATATTTCATATTCTCAGTTATCAATGTATTCTCAATGTCCTAAAAAATGGGCGTTGCAATACAGAGATGGGCATAAAGTAGTAGAACAAAGTATTCATATGATATTTGGAACTGCTCTCCACGAGACACTCCAGATGTATCTAGATACTATATATAATGAAAGTGGTGTTGCTGCTGATGGATTAGATTTAGAAACTGATTTTGAAATTAGATTAAAAGGTTGTTATGCTAAAGCTTATAAACAAAATAAAGGAGAGCATTTTACTGACGCCCAAACACTTCGAGAATTCTATACCGACGGAATTGAAATTATAAACTACATTAGAAAAAATAGAGGTAAATATTTTTCAAAACGTGGTTGGTGGTTAGTAGGTTGCGAAGTTCCAATCGTAATTGCGCCTAATCCGCGTTTATCGCGTGTTAAATACATGGGCTTTTTGGATGTGGTGATGTATAACGAAAATACAAACAAATTCGTTATAATCGATATAAAAACGTCTACTAAAGGGTGGGGCCCTAAAGAACGTAAAGATAAAAATAAACAATATCAACTAGTTTTATATAAAAAATTCTTTGCTGAGCAATATAATGTTAATGTAGAAGATATTGATATTGAATTCTTTATTGTTAGACGTAAATTATGGGAATCAGAAGATTTTGTAATTAAACGTGTCCAACAATTTAGACCCCCATCAGGTAAAACTTCAATTAATAGAGCAACTAAGGCTTTAGATGAATTCTTAGATAATTGTTTTACAAAAGAAGGTTATAGTGAAAAAGAAATGCCTGAAATAGTTAACAGTAATTGTAAATGGTGTCCTTATTTTAAGACTCATTTATGTTCTGCGACTTTTGAAAAATAATAATATACGTATATCAAATAAAAATAAATAAAGATTATGAGTAAGAAAGACATGACATTGACTTCTGTAAAAATACAGAGTGATTTGTTTGAAAACTTCAAAATCGAATGTGTAAAGCGTAAGTTTTCTTTCCAAAAACTTGCCGATAGAGCAATTTATTTGTATCTTACAGATGAAGATTTTAGAAAACAAATTACAAATCACAACGACTTAGAACTTTAACTAAACATGAAAGAAGGTTATTTACCAAAAGAGGAGAGAAAAAAAATTCTACTCCTCTGCGATGACATTAGAGTACATTCAGGTGTCGCAACAGTTGCTAGAGAATTAGTTTTAAATACAGCCCATAGATATAATTGGGTAAATATAGCAGGAGCAGTTCAACATCCTGAAAAAGGAAAAAAACTAGATTTATCAGAAAGTACTAACCAAACCGTAGGTATTCCTGATAGTTCAGTTATTTCGTATCCTGTGGATGGGTATGGTACTCCTGAGTTAATTAGACAACTTCTTCAAGTAGAAAAACCAGATGCTATCTTTTTAATTACAGACCCAAGATATTTTACTTGGTTATTTCAGATTGAAAATGAAGTTCGTAAACATGCTCCTATTGTATATTTAAATATTTGGGATGATTACCCAGCCCCTATGTACAATAGTGCTTTTTATGAGTCTTGTGATGCTCTATTTGGCATTTCAAAACAAACGGTTAATATCAATAAACTTGTTTTAGGAGAAAAAGGTGAAGCTAGAATTATTGAATATGTCCCCCACGGACTAAATCATAACCTTTTTAAACCCTTAAATGAGTTATCTGAAGAATGGGATGAATTTTCTAAATTTAAAACTACTGTCTTTGGTGGTAAAGAATTTGATTTTGTTCTTTACTTTAATTCTAGAAACATTAGACGTAAACAAATCCCAGACACAATTTTAGCTTGGAAGTATTTTATTGATCAATTACCACCAGAAAAAGCTGAAAAATGTGCTCTTTTACTTCATACCCAAGTAGTAGATAACCATGGTACTGATTTAGGAGCTATTGTAGATTATCTATTTGGTGATTATCCTAATAAGGGTAATGTATTCTTTAGTACTCAAAAATTGGATACTAAACACATGAATTTCCTTAATAACCTTTCAGATGCCCAAATCCTACTTACTTCAAATGAAGGGTGGGGATTATCACTTACTGAAGCATTATTAGCGGGTCGCCCTCTTATTGCAAACGTAACAGGTGGTATGCAAGATCAAATGCGTTTTGAAGATGAAAATGGTAATTGGTTTACCCCAGATGCCGAAATTCCTTCAAATAATACT